ATTTGAAGTGATCTTTGATATACAGCATCTTCATTGCCAAAAATTACAAGTTTTTTTTGTTCTGGATTTTTTTGTGATAAGTCTAAACTTCTTAATGCTTTAGGTATTATTGAATTTGCATAAAAAAAAATTACTTCTACATAATTTCCAGATAAAAGCGTTGCACCAGGTTTAACTGTAATTGAGTAGCTATCTAAAATAGAAATTTCTTTGTTATTCCACTTGCCATATTTAATTTCTTTAGCTTTATTAGTAAAAATACTCATATCAAAAAATCTTATACACTATTTTACATTTTGCTCAAGCCATTCCACATAATGTGTAATAGCATTGACAAATAAGGCTCAATTAGTAAAAGCCGACAATAATGCTTGTTTTAATAGGTTTTTATAACGAATCAGAGGTGTTTTAAGTGCCAAGAAACATCATTTATTCGACTTTAGATGTAACTCCATACAGTAATTGGCACCGAAATTGTCATGATGGTATTGCAATGACAGATATTGATAAAATTTCTATCTGTCCAGGTTGCGCAAAACCGTTATTTATTGCTGATACTATTTATAACAACAATCAAGGATTTGCAGGAAAAAGTAGTTTTTTGCAAACTCCATATAAAACCATAGCTCTTGAATTAAACATTCCTTATTTTGAAATATTTTACTCTGTTGATGAAAGTACCAAGGAAAGAAAAATTACCAAATTTCACATAAAGAGAATTTATCCATACAGTAAAGATATTAGAGAATTAGCTCCTGATGATTGGTTAAAATTTTTAGAATATAAAGTTTTGCAACATTGTCCAGACTGCAACAATAAAGATTATTTATTACGAAAAGTAAAATCAAACAAATCTAACAATACATTTTTACGTCAAGAAAATTATGTCAAACTTTTATCTGAGTGATCCTAAATTATTTCATTTAACTAATCTGCATCCATTGCATTTTAAAATTTATGAATATTGTTGTTCTCAATTTAATTGCAAAACGCAAAGCAGTTATATTCGTTTAGTAGATATAGCAGGCTTGTTTCAAATTAATTTGCAAACAGTCCAGGAGGCGATGATTGAACTTTCTAAAATTAAAATTGATGACGAACAGTTAATTAAAATTACACAACAAGAAAAATATGTTGAGTTCACTATGCCAAGATATTTAAAATTTATTAAAACGGTTGGCTTTGAAAAATTTAATTCTGGTAAAGCATGGTCTGCAATTAAAAACCATTTACAAAAAAGAGTAGTAAAAAAATATTTATACAACGAGTTAGATCAGCATGAGCTATACGACAAGCTCAAAGATTTGCCAAAAGAGGACCTTTTTAAAGTAAATGAAAATGATCTACGCTATCCATGGGTATTACGAAATGTCAAAAAAGCCGTTAATTAAAATTCTTGAAGAAAAGATAGACCTGGAACATAGAATAGAAAATATTTTATGGGATGCAGCTTACTGTGATAAATTTTTAGCAAAGCCTAACAACAAACGCTGTCCAAGTATGTATCAACTATTAGAAACACATTACAACCGTGATGACTGGGGTTTTCATGAACAACCAAAGTTTAAAATACGTGCAACACCAAGGCAAATGACCAGGTATTCGCAAGCAATAGATATTCTTTTAATGATTGATAAATCTATATCGGAAGATCCTATCTTTGCTAGAAAACTTATGTGGTTAAGAGCAAATAGAATACCTTGGACTAAATTAGGAAAAATGTTTGCTTATCATCGTACAACTATCAAAAATATGTATGAGAGAATCCTAGAACAAATTGCAAATAAAATTAGAATTAACATTGACAATTACGACACAATTTATATTTAAAACGAATATAATTTCCGAATAGTTTTTTTATAATTTAAATTTCAAATATTATATTTTCCTAGCCTGTACAAATAAGCGACGAGGTGTAGAATCAAAACTGTAGTTCAATACAGTATGTGTAAATACTGTTTGTAAATTTAATTTTTTTTTACTCTTTTTTTTTACTTCCAACAGTTCTTGAATGCGATGAGATTAAAACTGCAATGTCAAAGTATGACAAGACAATCCAATTACACAGTACAATGCAGAGCTAGAGGCATAATGTGTAAGAACGGAAACGTAAGATGTAAAAACCACGGTGGTAAATCAACTGGTCCAACATCACCTGCTGGCAGACTTAAAAGCTTACAAAATTTAAAACAGTTTCATGACAAAAGAATTACAATTAACAGATCAGATTTCCAACAACATCATTCAACAACTGATGAACGGAACTCCTCTGACTAGGATTTGCAAAGATAAAGATTTGCCAAGCTTGTCCAAAGTGTATGACTGGATTGCCAAAGATAAAGATTTCGCAAACAAGATTACGACTGCAAGAAAAATAGGAGCGCAAACATATCTTGACCGTATGATTGAAGAGCTTGAACATGCAGACAATAAAAACATTATGGTCATACGAGAGAAGCTGCATCACTATCGTTGGATGGCATCTAAACTAATTCCAATCTATGCAGACAAGCAAGAGATCGTACAGGACAGCAAGGTAGAGATTACTTGGAACATGCCAACAAACAACAATGTGATTGATGTTAAAGTGGATGAGATAAGTAATGATAAAAGTTAGGTAGCATAAGCACACACAAACGCTCTCGCACACGACATGGAGTTCGGATTTCAATACAAATTCACGATACCTTCACGGTCTTTGTAAATTAATTAAGTATATTGTCGTTGAGTGACTGCTTGACCAACAGTATTGCTAAAAACCTGGCGGAAACAATTAGTTTTTTTCCTGGGGTACCACACCTCAAAACATGGCGGCGGTCTTTTACGTAATTATATACCGATGATTAACACACACAGACAGATGAACATTAAAGATAAATATAAAAACATTTCAGCTTTCACATTTACGACTACAGGCAAAGAGCTAATGGTGGTGTTTAATGGTTTTGAAGAGGACGAAGATTTAAAAGAATTTGCTGATTTTGTATTTGCAAAAATTAAAATGCAATACTTTTCAGAAGATAGACCTCCTTCGATTCATTAATGAAAGTAGTAATACCTTATACGCCAAGAGATCAGCAGGCTACGATCCATGAGAATTTAGATAAGTTTCGTTATTCTGTTTTATGTTGTCACCGAAGGTTTGGCAAAACGGTGATGTTAATTAATCATCTTATAAGAGCGGCAATGACATGTCCGCATCATAATCCTAGATATGCTTATGTGGCTCCAACGTATTCGCAAGCCAAAAAGATAGCCTGGGATTATTTAAAACATTATTCGCAAAAGATACCTGGAACTAAATTTAATGAAACAGAGTTACGAGCTGATTTCATGAACGGTGCTAGGATTATGCTGTTGTCATCTGAAAATCCAGATAGCATCAGAGGAGTATATTTAGATGGAGCTGTGATGGATGAAGCTGCACAAATTAATGCAGCAGTCATCGATGAAGTAATCACTCCAGCTTTATCAGACCGAAAAGGTTTTTTATCGGTGGTAGGAACGCCAAAAGGAATGAATAATCTTTTTTATGATTATTTCCAAAAGGCGCAATCCGATCCAAATTGGTTTTTATATGTAGCGAAAGCCTCAGAAACAAAACTAATTGATAATGAAGAATTAAAGGCTGCGTTATCCGTTATGGGTACCGCTAAGTATAACCAAGAATTTGAATGTTCTTTTATTGGTAATCTTCAAGGTTCTATTTACGGTGATATTATTTCTAAGTTAGAAGATAATAAACAGATAGCCAGAATACCATACGATGCTGCTTATCCTGTCAATACTGCCTGGGATTTAGGATTTAACGATAGCACCGCAATTATTTTTTATCAGAAGGTAGGTCATGCAATTCATATTATTGATTACTATGAAGAGCGCAGTCAGCCATTACCGCATTATGCTCAAGTCTTAAAAGAAAAAGATTATGTGTATGACACACATTATGGACCGCATGATATAGAAGTTACAGAATTTTCATCAGGACTTACCAGAAGAGAGGTTGCTTTTAAACTTGGAATACGATTTCGAGTAGCGCCTAAATTAAATATTGTCGATGGCATTCATGCTGCGAAAATGCTGTTACCAAGATGTTATATAGATGTCGATAACTGCTCTAAGCTTGTAAATGCTTTAAGACATTATCATCAGAAATATTCTGATAAAGAGCGAACTTATCATATTAAACCTGTTCACGATTGGAGTTCACACGCTTGCGATGCGTTTCGAACTTTAGCGACTGGAATTGATGAGGTCAAAAATTTTAACAACAACCAACAGTCAGTTGCTGAAACTGATTATAAATTAATTTAAGGAAAATATTATGGGATTTTTAATGCCAAAACCACCAGCTCCTCCTGTGATTACACCACCACCTGTAGCTGATGTTCCAAAGTATGACGATCCAGCTGTCAAAGCTGCGGAGCAAGAAAAAATTAGGAAACAAGAAATTGCCAGAAAAGGCAGACGATCAACAATTCTAACTGGCACAGGATTAACCAGTCCTGCTGACATTGAAAAGAAAACTTTATTAGGAGGATAATATTATGGGAGGATTTGCAAAACCAATTGCTAAAGCACTTGATATGGGTGTTATAAAAAAAGCACCAAGTCCAAAATCAGAAGAGCAGCCTAAAGTAGCAGCGCAAACAAATGCGCCTGTGCCTGAAAATACACCAGCAGGACCAACTACCGCTGAAATGGATAATGAAAATTCTATGAAAGCTAAACGAAGAGGTAGAAGAAGTACAATTTTAACTTCTGTTACTGGCGTAGATACAGCTCCGCAATTAAATAAAAAAAGTTTATTAGGATGAGTTTAGTAAGAAATATTAATCGTAGAAAGCGCCTCGGCATTTCAAGACCTAAATCTAAATCAACTGTTTCCAAAAAAGCATATTCAGCAAAGAAGCGTGGTTGGAAAAAAAAGAAAAAAAAATAAATGCAAGATCAAGAATTACGAACTTTAGCTAAAGAGCTAAAAGACCATCTTTCACGTCTAATGGAAAAAAGACGAAACTGGGAAAGTCATTGGCAAGAAGTTGCGGATGTTATTCTACCCAGGAAAGCAGAGATTACCAAAGAGAGAGCAAGAGGCGACAAACGAAATACGCAAATATATGATGCAACGGCTATACACGCTCTAGAACTTTTGGCAGCCTCTTTACATGGTATGCTTACTTCCTCTGCCAATCGCTGGTTTTCTTTACGTTTTAAAGAAACAGAATTAAACGAAAGCGATGAGGCAAAGGAATGGTTAGAAGATGCTGAAAGCAGAATGTATGTTGCTTTTTCAAAATCAAATTTTCAACAAGAAATATTTGAATGCTATCACGATTTAATTGCATTCGGCACAGCATGTTTATTAATTGAAGAAGATGAGGACGATATTATTCGTTTCTCTGCTAGACATATAAAAGAAATTTATATTCAAGAAAATAAAAAGAATTTAGTCGATACTATTTTTAGACGATTTAAAATGGCAGCTTCTGCTGTTGTAGAAAAGTTTGGTGCAGAAAAAGTATCACGTGATGTTTTAACTACATTTAAAAAAGCACCGTTTGATGAAATAGAAATTGTGCATGTGGTTCGACCTCGTGGAGTGTACGACCAAAGAAAATTAGACAAAAAGAATATGCCATATCAAAGTATTTACTTTGAAAATAAAACTGGTCATATTTTATCGTTAGGTGGATTTAGAGAACTGCCTTACGTGGTGCCAAGATATTTAAAAGCTTCGACAGAAATTTATGGACGATCACCATCAATGAATGCCTTACCTGATGTAAAGGTATTAAACAAAATGGTTGAGGTTGGATTAAAAGCAGCAGCTAAACAAGTAGATCCACCATTGCTAGTTCCAGATGATAGTATGATGTCGCCAATACGAATGGCTCCAGGCAGTATAAATTATTATCGATCAGGATCTCGAGATCGAATTGAACCATTAAATATTAACGCTAATACATCTGTTACTTTAAACCAAGAAAATCAAAGACGTGATGCGATTGCAAAAATGTTTCATGTCGATCAATTATTAGTTACCGAAAATAGAAACATGACCGCAACCGAGGTGATGCAGCGTAACGAAGAAAAGATGAGAATACTTGGTCCAGTATTAGGAAGATTACAATCTGAAATGTTAGAGCCACTTATTATTCGTGTATTTAATATTATGCTACGAAATAAATTTTTTCCTATGGCTCCAGAAATTTTAGCCGATCAAGAAGTATCGATTGAATATGTTTCACCAATGGCACTTGCTCAACGTGGTCAAGAATTACAATCGTTGATGCGTGGTATGGAAATCTTTGGTGGTTTATCGCAAGCGCTGCCTGTAATGGATTACATCGATGAAAACGGATTAGTAAAAAATATTATTCGAGTATTAGGTCTGCCTGCCAAAGTAATTAAGTCGGATGCGCAAGTTGCCAAAGCTAGAGAAGAAAAACAACAACAGCAACAACAAATGATGCAAATGCAACAAGCAATGCAAGAAAGTGAAGTTGCCAAAAACGCAGCTCCATTAGCTAAAGTAATCCAGGAAGATAATGCACAACAATAAAGAATTTGAGCAGTTAAAAAAAGATTATAAAATTATTTTTGAAACTGCCGAAGGCAAAAGAGTTTTAGATGACCTCAGTAAGAGATGTCATGAGTTTGTTACCACTCATCAAAAAGGTGACAGTCATGAGAGCGCTTTTTTAGAAGGACAACGATCTGTCTATGTTTTTATTAAAGCAATCTTACAATCTAAATCATAACCCAAAGGTAAAATATGGATAATCAGACAACTGCACCAGAGGTGCAATCTGAGCAACCGACAGCTGTTGTTCAGGAAACTACTGAGGCAACTGCTGAGGTGAGTAACCAGGAAGTTAATTTTAAAGATTTAATTCCTGAAAGTTTTAGAGAAGAAAAATCTCTACAAAATTTTAATAACATGGAGGACTTAGTCAAAAGTTATCTTCATGCACAAAAATTAGTGGGAGCAGATAAAATTCCTGTTCCAAATAAGCATGCTACGGAGGAGGACTGGAAAGAAGTGTTTAAACGACTTGGCGCTCCAGAAACTCCAGATGGATCTAAATATTCTTTTAAAGAAGAGGAAATTCATCCTGAGCAACTAAAAGCATTTAATGCGACTGCACATAAATTAGGTTTGCTGC